AGAACGCCGTGTGGAATCTCGAACCCGTTTGGTAAACACATTTAAGCCGGCCTAGCCGGTAGAAAAGGCTTTTTATGAACCTAGTTCTAAAAACACGCATAGCCGCTTTCCGTTCTGATTGGGAATCAGAAAGTAGCGGTTCCATTATTCGACCTATCTTGGTCGTTATTGGGCACGAGCAGTCTCGTAAACCTATTGTTCAAGAGTTTAAGTTTAAGTCGTGGGTCGAACCTCGCGGTTCTGACCCTGACGCTTTCACTCTTGACAAGAAAGTTTATGAGGCGTACTCGTGCTTGCGCGAGTCCTTGCTTGTGTTTATCACTGTGGCCCAGTTTCGCGCGGAAGGCTCACACAAGATTGTCCTTACCTTTCTCGAACGTCTCTGGAAGGAATACTCGCTGAGAGGCGAGGATGTTCCCGATGGAGATTACTTGAAATACGGTAAGTGCTTTCTTGAGTTGGACTTGAACCGTGGACCTGGCGACAGACTTGCCATAGTTTCCTCCACTACGGAGGCACTATGAGCAAGAAGAGAGAGGCTGCATCTGGTCGCGGAGCCAAAGGGGTTGATCCCTCTTTTAAACTCCGAGGTCTAGATGCAGGATTCCTCCTTTCTCGTTTGTCTTCTGGTAACCAGTCTCGGCTTGCAGATCAGGTGCGCAAACACGTCGCGGCGGGAGAGTACAAGAGCATCGCTGCTCTTAAGCTCGATCATCGCGACTACGATTGCGCTAACTGTTTTGCAGCCGACTATCTCCTTTGCAACTTTGTCAAAAAATTCCAAGACTTTGATCTCGGAGTTGACAGAGAACAAGCCGCCTTTGGAAAGTGGCTTGCTGCAGAAGAGAGCTGTTTGCACTCCAACTTCTTTTTCAGAGAATTGATGTCGGGTGGTAATCCCTTTCCATCCCGCGTTGTCGAGGTATTGCACCTCGCGCAGCGGAAAGTACATCAAATCCTTGGAGAAGTAAGCTGGGGTGAGATCCGGAAGAACTGTCGGTTCGGCCCGGGGTCTGATTTGTCCACGGACGGCCAATATACGTCGTCCTATAACAAATACAGAACTCCAGGTTCTGCTACGCCGTGGATCTCTCCTATCTTCGCTGATCTATTTAGCGAGGATAATCGAGAAGATTTCCTTCATAACGCAGAGTTTGTGAAGGGTAACCGGCTTTCCTTCGTTCCAAAAACAGCCTTGATCGATCGTGCGATCTGTGTCGAGCCTCGATGGAATATATTCCTTCAGCTCGGCATAGGCCAATCGATCGTAAACAAGCTCCAGAACTACGGCCTTGACCTAACAGACCAAGGTCGTAATCGGGAACTTGCTCGGCTGGCCCACGTCTTCGGTTTGGCAACCGTCGACCTTTCCAGCGCAT